CTTGTTGCCGATTGCTTCAAGCAGTTCGCCACGGAATTCCGCGAGAGAACGGCCAGCAGCGATGGCTTTGTCAGCCAGATCACGCTTGTTGTGCGATGCGCCGAGACGGATCATCTCAGCAGCATCTTTGGCAGCGGCACGGGCAGCTTCGGCCTTGACCGCGTCCAGATCAAATTCAGCCATTTTGGCCTCCTTGATAGGGGTTGCAGGGATAGAGGTGGTCAGGTCGTCAGCCGCCGATCTACCAACGCCGACTGTCCGGTCAGCAGGGATAGAAACGATGGAAACTTCCATAGGCATCCAAGAAGTGGCTCGGTACGTTTCCTTGCCCTCCTTGTCCAGTTTGTTGATCTGATAGCCGACCGAGATGTTGGCCCGGATGCCATCAGTCACGTCATCGAAAACCTCTTTGGCAAGCCCGTTTTTCCCAAAACGAACAGTCGCACGGAGACGCCGTGCCGAGCCATCCAAGGCAACCGATTCTACAACGCCGATCTGCTTGGTCGGATCGTGATCCAGCAGAAGGGGCGCTCGGCCAGAATTCAAGAACGACAGATCGATGCTGCCGGGCTTGTGGTCGAGGATTTCAATGCCGAAGGACCGCTCAACGGGTTCCTCGGACGAGACAGCGATCTTGACGCGCCGGGCGTCATTGTCGATCACCTTGTCTTCAAATGCCATCGCACGGGTTTCGATCCCGTCACGCGAATAACGCTCGGCCTGAAGCTCAAGATCATCCTCTTGCGCCTCGGTCGGTTCGATGTGTTCTTCTTCCAGCATCGCTGCGTCCTCCATTTCACGGGCGATCATATCAAACTCACCCCCATGTTGCATAGAGCGCGCTTCTTCGGTGGCAGCCTCAAACTCAATCGGCTCAAAGTTATTGCGATCCAGCCATGCCCGCGCCTCTGCCACAGTGAAGAACTGCGTGCGGAAACGGATCGCCTGAATCTCGCTGGTGCCTTCCTTGATGCCGAAGATGTAGTCAACGCCTCGGCCACCGCCGTTGTTGCGACGGCGGAAGCTGTCGTACTGGCGCGGATCGCGGATGCGGGCAGCATGCTCATTCGCGTAAGGACGCTCACCAGCCGCGCGGATCGGCCTGATCTTGGTCAAGGTCGAGAAGCGGTGTCCGACGAGGGTTTCAGTGGCCTCACCGTCGCGGAAGATGCGGATCAGCGCAGCCGGGTCTTCTGGGGTGGCGTTGATCGAAAACTCGCTGTCGGGGATGCCGAGCGTGCCTTCGCGCATGATGTGTTCGATCTGGCCGCGTGCCATGCCGCCGGATGAGTTCCACTCGACGAAATCACCGAGCTTCAGCGCATCAGCCGCCGCACGGGTGCGATCATCTTCATCATCCATGTCATCGTCCTCATCGTCCATGTCGTCAACGATACCATCGGCCCATGACTTGCCTGCATCGCCGCCCCAGAGCGCCCACGCGATCCGGCCATTCGATGGATAGCCGTCTTCACCGGGCCGGAAGCCTTGAGCCTCTTTGTCCACTTCATGGCGGGCGAAGAAGCTCTTCATGCGCTTGACGGTGCTGTCGGAAAGCTCTTTGCCGTTCACGATATCACGGGCGCGGGCAATGCCGACCTCGGTGCCACCGCGCCCGAACTCACGCCGCCAATCAAGGCCGCGCTGGGCTTCTTCCTTCATCTCCTGCGTCGGCTCATAGGACATGCTTATTCCTCCACCTGAGCTTCGACAGGCAGCTTTGACCCGAATGGCTCATAGGCCATCGCAAGGCCGAACTGCTTGGCCATTTCCTTGTCGCGCTCAATCTGCGCGAAGGTCTCTTCAGCATCACGACCATAGGTGGCAGCGATGTCGGTGTGGCTCAAGATGCCGTTCTGCAAACCGACGACGGCGGCGTTGATCTCCTTCAGCGGGTCAACCCACTGGAAGCCACGCGCACGCCAAGAGATGCCGGCTGAGAACTTGTCGAACTTGCCCGGCCCGTTGATCGGGATCAGAGCGAAGTCCATCACATGAGCCATCCAGACACGGAACAGCGGATCGATGAAGTGTTCGATGAAGAAACGCTGCTGGGTCTTGTAGAAGTCCCGCTCCTCAAGCGCGCCCTGCCGAACCGACGAATAGGACGTGCCTTCCAGATCATTGGCCAGCGCGGTGTAGCTGATGCCAAGACCGCCAGCGATGCCGCGCAGGATCGCCTTCTCAAAATCGGCAAAGGCCGATGTCGGGTGGTTGGGGTCAAACGGGGTGAAGTCAACGCCAGCCGGAAGCTGGTGGAACGTGCCGGGTTCAGCGTCGTACATCGGGGTGAAGGTGTCTTCGAACCCGTCAGCGGTGAAGCCATCGCCAGCCGGGGATGTAAAGAAGCCCATCTTGGACGCGCCGACGCGGGCAGCCGTCAATTCGGCCTCACGATAGCCGTGCAGCATCTTCAACGCTGGCATGGCCGTCACAAGCTCAGGCACGCCACGGGTCTGATCTGCGCGCTCTTGCACATAGATGTGGATCATCTGATCTGCCGGGATGCGCTGACGAAACAGACCCGTCGTCGTGGTGGTGTAGTCGTAATCGCCGGGGTTGTTCACCAAGACGTGATAAGCAGAAACCCGGCGCGTTGCCGAGTCCAACTCCACACCCATGCGGACCTGATTGCCGTCGCGCAGCGTCTCGTTCATCTGCTCATCGACGCGATCAGGCTCAATGATCTGAACGCCGATGCCGTGGCGCAGATAGGGCTTGCGGACGATGTGCAGGAACACCTCGCCGTCACGCTTCACGCCGCGAACCACTGCATTCGACAGGTCGGTCATCGACATCTTGCCGTCAACGGTCGATCCGCCGAGGCGCGAGAACTCGGCCCAAGCCGCTTCAATGATGTTGTTCCCGGCCATGTCGATGGAGCCATCGATGTTCCGGCCCTTTAGCTGAAGGCGGAAGCCATTCTCGCCGACCACGTTGGTCTGAACGAGTTGCAGATAGCGGCGGGCGTATTCGTTGTTCCGCTCCAGTTCGCGGGCGCGGTTGCGTAGATCACGCAGAACCCAACGAATCTCAGAGTCGGCAGACTTGTTGCTGCCCTTGAAGTCCATATACAGGCGGCCCTTTGAGGCGGCCAGATAGTCACGCTTCCCGGTCGCCTTTTTCTGGCGCTTGAAGATGTCGAAAAGGCCCATCAGCCGAACCTCACTTTAATCGTGCTTCCTGTGGGCTTACCGCGCCGCGCTCGGTCTTTGACGACCTCCTGCTGGAACTCGGCCTTGTATTGGTCCCGCACCGTCATCAATTCTGCAAAGCTCATCTTGGTCAAAGAGCGGCCAGCGATGGAGTAGCTGCCGACATCGCTGTCAGCCTTGCCTTGGAGGATCGATTCGATCTTGACGATCATAATCTCTGCATGGCTGCGAGGATCGGCACCATTCACGTCAAGGTCTTGAATGATGGTAAACTCGCCGCGATCAACCACGATGCGGTTGTTGGTCGCCGTCTGCACCACCTCAAGCTGCCAGTGGTAGTAGCCAGCCTCATAGCCAGATGTCGTGGAACTTGACGCGGTGAACAGATATGTTCCGCCAGTTTCAGACCCTACCAACAGAATCTCTGTATTCCCGCCGCCCGTGATCCGAGCGACATACTGCGCGCTGTAGGATGCCAGCGGGTAGTCCTGAACCAGATCAGAACGCTTCCACTGAATGAAATCGCCGACGACGATCTCAAGCGGTTCGCCCTCTGGCGCATTGGCAGCGTCAAAAAGATTGGCCATTACCTGTATCCGTGGACAAAACCGCTCCGCATCGGAACCTTCGGCTTGCGGGGGGCCGCAGGTTGCTCAGGAGATGATACCCGATTTTGGGCCTGAGTGTAAACAGCCTCAAGGTTTAGGTTGAGAATAGCCAAAGCAGCCGTCGCATAGACCCGACAATCGAGGGCTTCGTTGCGCGTCCTGACCTTCGCCCACTCCGTCCTCGGCCTGCCCTTGAAGTAGCGCGTCACCTTCTTTTCAGCCGTCAGCATGCGGAAATACTCATCGCTGCGGCCAACCGGGAAGTGGCAATATCCCTCACCCTCCTCCCTGATCTTCAGCCGTGCGTAGACGATCTCCTTGGCCGTGTCGGTGCCGACCGGGAATAGGTTGATCTTGCCGATGTTGTTCTTCGTCGGCCTGCCCACAATCGGCTTGCCCTCGCCGCCGACACCCTTGATCGCGAAAACACGGCGGCCAGCCCGCAGCCGCGCATAGTTGTAGACCTGCTGGGTGTAGTGGCCGCCAGAGTCCACGCAGACAGATCGAATGACCATCTCACCCAAGGTCGGGTGGTCAAACTTCCGCCCCAACGTCACGTCGAGACGGTTCCACAATTCAGCCGACGATGGGTCGCCGTACATCGTCTCATAGGCCAGCGACCATGTTTCCTCGCCCCGGCCCCAGCCGACGATCTCGATTTCCAAGCGGTCGTCCTGCACGTCAACGCCAGCGGTGATGAGCAGCACATCCTCGGGCAACTCATCTCCCCAGTTCTCGGCCCGCTCCATCAGGTCCATCTCATCGACCTGTTCTCCCTGCTCTTCCCATGTCTCGCCCAAGAACGTGTTGATCCACGTCTTCAGGCGCATCGGATCGCGCTTGCTGTTCATGA